GTCATACCAACGCTGTATTGTAGAACGATGTACTCCTATCCCATACTCTTCTTCTAACCATTGGGCTAAACTAGTCCAAGTGGCTCCCGCTTGTCGTTTCTGTATCAACTCTTTTTTTGCGATCTCAGGAATCATTGATATCCTCCACTAGTTCTTCTTCTTTTTCATCAGTGAAATATTCCTTGAACATCTCATAGAATTTTTCAAAATCTTCTTCTTCTGTTTTTTCGTTTTGTATCCCAAGGCTCTCATCCACTTGTGCTTGGATTACCCTTGGTCTACCCAACTTATCTTCCTGTTTAGGTTGTTTAACCTTAGCAGGAGTAGCTTGTTTTGGCAAGTTTGGCTTCGTGTCCCTCATCGGAACAGTAGAGTCAAAACCACCAACAAAAGCATTTGATTTTTCAATGGTATCACCTTTTCTCACATCTAGCAACCTCATTCCCTTACTCGCTTCTTTTACAACTGCCGTTGCGAAGTTAGCTACAGTTGCCGAAACTGAGGCATCGTTCGCTTTAACAACCTTCCCCTTACCTCGTCCTAGGAAATTATCTAACTTCTCTACACCACTACGCCTACTTTTTTTCTTTGCGGGGCCTGACCCATATGTTGGGGTAAACACGCCGGGATCAGAAGCTACAGCAACAGTACCGTCCGCAAACTCCTTAGTGAAGTCCGCAAAGTCTTTAACCAGCTTGCTCATTTTGTCACGAACAGGTTCCGATGTTCCACCCAAAGTTCGCCTACGAGGAGGTTTAGGCTGGTTTACATATGCTCTATCAGCCCCACTGGTACCTTGTGCGATCTTACGTTGCGTTTCCTCTACTATAGCACGGTCTCTACGTGAATGCTTTACATCAGCTTTAGGGGCGGCACCTTTAGTAGTGGGTAATTTAGCACTCGCCGCCATATCGTGACCCCGTGCCGCTGATTCATGCGCCCTTGCCATACTCCCTGAGACTGAACCGAACTTACCCGCCGCATTCCTATGTACCTTTTGTGCATTCCTATGGAACTGGTTACTGGCTTTTTGCGGGTCAGGGTGATGAATTGATTTAACACCATCACCGTAATAGTAAATTATTGTTCCATCCGACAATTCTTCTTTCCCTATATAAGAATGACCTTTTGAACCCTGATCGCCTCCCTTAGGTAGGTATTTTCCAGCAGTAGAGTCAGGAGTAATAACGTTTTCATGGTTTGTGGCACGTTCAGGAACGGCTCCCACATGCCTAGTATCCTGCTCCCTCAATTCATAGGGTTTACTCGATTGTTCTTCTTGGGGTGTTTCGGGTGCGTCGGGCATTAGTCGTCATCCTCCTCCATATCTGAAAGCGTTGTAACCCCGGATCGGGATGGGGCGGTGGACTCTAATTGATTACTTGGCTCTTCAGTTCGTCTTTGAGGCTTCGCAACTGTAAATGTAGCTGGTTCTATTTTATTTATACCAGTCGGGGTAAGGTCGGCTACATAATCTTTCCCGTCACAGATAAACCACATACGAGAACCATCGTCAGTAATCTCTTTAACTAAAGGACTTACATAACCTTGGTTATGTAAAGCTTCAGTCCACGTAGATGTAGCACCTTTTATTAAACCGTATGACCTATCTTCCCCTTTTCTCGCACGAGCGTCAGCATATTCATCTATATCCCGGTCATCTAGAGGCATTTTATCATCCGCATCCGGAGTTTTCCAACCTAAATTACGATCTTTATACTTACCCTCCTGTTTTTCCATCGACTCCTCAATGGGTTCCTCGCCCCCCTCTTCCGGTACTTCACCCCCCGCTCCTTCTGCTCCTCCTGCTTCTGCCATTTGCTCTTGTTGTATCTGCATCATTTGCTGCTGCTTCAATTGTTCTTCTTGAACAGTAAGTTGCAATACTTCAGACTCACCTCTAATCTGGGCAGAAGGCACAGCAGAACCGGAAACAATAAAATCAACATCATCCAGTCCGGTTTCTTGCTGTCTAAGGGTAATATCAAATCCTAATTCACTCAGAATTTTAGCTATTTGAACTCTCTGGCTAGAGAAATTAATCCTAGTAGCTTCAGCTTTTTCTTCTGGGTGTGGAAGATGTATTTCCCAATCAGTTATTCCAAAAGCATCTAAAATTAAAGGGAATACTTTTTCGTGGAACATTCGTTGGTCTGCTTCTACAACTCGGCTCATAACCATCAATTGCTGAGTTTGGGTTGAAAGACCACCAAACGCATCAGGTGTCCCCTGCCACGCTGGAGAAACACCCCACAGAGCAGCAACACGCTCTCTAATCTCTTCCTTGACGGGCAGATAATCCATTTCCTGTAAGGTATGGAATAATCTAACCATGTCAACCCGTCCCCTGTTAGTCTTAGATGAGACTGCTACCATAGGAATATAGTTAGGATCACTCCTAGTTTGGGCTGCTATCGCCTCTCGCTCCTGTTTCAAACTTTCGGGGTCATCGGTAGATACCATTAACATAGCAGAAGGCATCTTACGCTCAAAGAAATACCTGTATAAGTTTCTATCCATCCCGATAAGCGTTAGAGCTTTCTCAAAAATTGTTAGTATGGGAGACCATCCATAGGTTTCCGTGGGAGCGAACTTAGAAATGTGGATAACTTCAGAGTCTAAAAGGTAATGAATCTGGTTCCGATTAGAATACTTGTACATTGCGGGACGCATTGTTAATCCGCAATCCTTGTTTTCACATTTCCCCAGAGTTTCTACAGCTTCCTCTCTATGGATTGGACATAAGAAATGAGACACTTTAGGTAATCCCTCATCATTTAAATCAAACTCCATGAGTGCGGGGTTTAAACGCCTAATCTCTAACGCCTTAGATCGCAACTTATCCTCTTCAGCATGATAATATTCCTTGTGAATATAAAGGAACCCATCATCTGTGGTATTTATATCCCAATGGAACTGCCGCATCACTTCTTCTAAGCTTTGATCAAACACGTTACAATCTTTAAGGAATTCCTTCAGCCTGTCTAACTCTTTGTCATCAGGGTCTTCCCCTAGAGGCTTGAACGTAATCCCCCTGCGGAAAACTTCTCCCGTAATGTGCGTAAGGGGGCCTCTAATTTCTTCAACTTGGAAAGCAATTGTTTGTAAATCTTGTATAAGTTGTTTTCTAAAAGCAATTTGATTCTTAATGTAAGTATTTACAATGTAATCAATACCAAATTCCGGGGATTGCCCAGTATCCCCAGCAGCTTTATTCATAAACATTTCACTATTCAGGCCAAGTTTAGCATTCAGGTCTTCCATTGTGCCCATCAGGAGTGGGGTCTCTGGCAAAAATTCTTCAAGTTTCATAGATTAATCCTGTGTTTTAGTTATGGCGGAGATATCTTCAAGTGCTGCCACTTTTATGATTGCTGCCAACGCAGATTCCTTTAACATGTATGTTTCCGATTGAGGTTCTTTGCCAACTTCAACTTTTATTTCTTTGTTAGCGTCTAATGCAGCCTCAAGTTTAGCTTGTACAAGTTGTAAATTTTCTTCTAATGCCGCATTTTCCGCAAACGCCGCACCCTTTAGTACTCCGATTCGGGCGGCTTCTTTTGTTAAAGAATGAAACGCCCCCTCACTCAGCATTGTAACTGCTTCATGATCGTCTGGAACATCTGAGTCGGGATCAAACTGACCTAGCTCATTATTCCATGTATCTAATATACGCCACGTTCCCGATAAATCTCTGTGAGCAACATACTGCTCTCCACGTTCTCGTAACATACCTCCAATAGGCATAACTAAACTCCTTGCTAATCTATTATACTCATATTATACTTAGGCTATGTGACACTTAGACCAACCGCAATTTTTGCAGGTTGTACAGCCACTCTCCTCTACTATTATAGGACTTCCACAGCATCCGTCAAGTTTATTTTCTTTTGAAAGAAACGGAGTTTCACTTAGATGTTCCAAGAAGTCGATAGTTTCGATCTCAGGAGCGATCTCCATTTCTGGTTTTTCCGCTTTTATTAGTACTTCTTTTTCCCTACTGCCCGCCCTATACACGGTAATCCCCTTACAACCAGATTCCCACGCTGTCATGTAAGCTGTGTACACATCTTCTATAGGAGATTCATTAGGGAAATTTACGGTCTTGGAAATCCCTGAATCACATGATTCTTGAAAAGCGGATTGCATTCCCACATGTGCTTCGGGTGAAATGTCGGCAGAAGTAACGTAGACACCTTTAGCCCACTCAGGAATATCAGTTCTTGTTTGTATTGACCCTCCGTGAGAAATATACTCCATCAACTCATCTGAATAAAACCCATGCTCCCTAGCATCCCTCTCAAAATATTTATTCACATAATAAAGAGTTTCCCCTTCAAGGATATTAGTTTTCTTCCACGCTAAAGCAAAGGTAGGTTCCACACCGCTAGACGTATCTGCAAACATAGAAATTGTTCCTGTGGGAGCCACTGTCAACCTACAAGCATTTCTGTACTTTTCATCCGTATCGGCGTAGTCACTTCCCCCCCATGCTGGGAATACCCCTCGCTCGTCCGCTAGTGTGCGGGATTCATTATCTGCAACGTCCTTAATAAAACCCATTAGATGCTGCCCAATTAATCTGCCTCGCTCCTCATTGTACCCAACACGAAGCTGGATAAGTAGATCAGCATACCCCATTACGCCTAAACCAATTTTTCTGGTAGCTCTAGTCATATTATGGATTTCGGGGGTTGCATAATGGTTTGCATCTATTACGTTATCTAAAAATCTAGTCGCCAATCTGATTGTTGCCGCCAACTTATTCCAATCTATATTTTGTTTCCAATCCAACGACGGTTCCGTAGAAGATGATAAATCTGTAGATTGAAAGAAATTAGCTAGATTTATCGACCCTAAATTACACGATTCATTCCCAAGTAAAGGCTGCTCTCCACAAGGATTAGTTGCGATCATATCTCCAAAATCCCTAGACACTTTATTGTCACGATTAACCGCATCTAGGAAAAGCATGCCGGGTTCCCCGTTACGCCATGCCCCATATACAATCTTACTAAATACATCACGGGCATCTAATTCCCCAACTATTTCCTTACTGCGGGGGTTGATTAAAGGGAAGTGGGTACCAGCTTTCACAGATTTCATGAAATTATCAGACACCCCCACTGAAATGTTGAAATTATGAATTTCACCTTCAACCTGCTTGCAGTCAATGAATTCCAGAATATCCGGGTGGTGTACATCCATGACCGCCATATTTGCGCCGTCTCGCTTGCCCCCCTGAGTAATCATGGAGGAAACACGGGATAAGGTTTTCAGCACTTCAATAGGGCCGCAGGACACTCCATGAGTAGTTTTAATCCTGTCCCCTTTTGGGCGGAGTTTTGAAAGAGCGAACCCAGTACCACCCCCAAATTTTTGAACCATCGCAGCATCTGTAGCCGCCTTCATTATCCCCTCCATACTATCTTCTAAAGGGAGAACAAAACACGCAGATAAAGTGCCCTGCTTTGTTCCAGCATTCATCAAGGTGGGGGAGTTGGGAACGAAATCTAAGTTGGAAAGCATCTCCTTAAAATCAGAAGCTACAAGTTTACACTCTACATCAAGTTTGCCATAAGACTTCTCAGGTTCCGCTATAGCATCTGACACTCGTTCAAAAAGTGTATCTACATCTTCAATAATATCCCCATTAGAATCTCGTAAAAAGTATCGTTTTTTAGCTACAGTCAAAGCCTGATTGGATAGACTCGTCATATTCCCTCCTAGTTAGCCTCGGTATAAACAGAGTAGGCATAGTTTATTTTCTGGAACCCAAACTGCGGGGGAACAACCATATCGAGTACACAACGGATCAGGCTTGTCGGGGTGGTTTTCCTCTTTGTTTAATTCGTTAGTATTATTATACCCCTCCTTACCAGCATTCTGCAAGATTTCCAGAGTCTTTTTGATGCCACTTTCATCTTCCTTTTCATCATCAAAGGCTGTGGCTAAATTTCCTATATTTTGTATCTTGTACCGGTTGGCATCATACGCTGCTGTAAGTGCCATCCCAATGGAAAAGAAGGCATCTCCATGACCCATTGGTGTTACGGGAGCTTTCAAATCATTATTGACAGAGAGTATCTGTTGCTTCTGTCTTTCATCTCTTAGTAGCTTTAAAGTATCCGTATGAACCGCCTTTTCAAAAATTTGAGCCATTGTGTGCTTACTTTTACTTGTAAAGGACATAGGATTCCAAGCGGAGTTCAGTCCCCTATCTTCCAGTTCGCCACGAGTATTATCTATATAACCTCTGGTAATTTTAAAATTCTTTGCTGCGTCATTCAAGTATTCAATTTGCGCTGAGTAGTCCCACCCATCTAAGAACGATTGGTGTATCTGTTCAAGAAACCTACCATTTCGTTTAAATACAACCAGATGAGATGGGTGCCGTTTTTTACCTACGTCGAACCCAGCGTAAATCTCATCATCTTCATTAAATAAATGCTCTGTTGTAGCAGATAAACTGCGTAAGCTGTCATCCTCACATTTAGAAATTTCATCATAAGAAAAATAAGCCTCCGTACTAAACGCTGGTTGCAATAAAAATTCAGATGCAAACGATTTGGGGTTAGCTTTTTGCGTGTCAAGTAAAAACTTTTCCGTGTACATATCGGGGAATAAAACTCTGCGACCCGGCTCTGGGTCTAACGCAGGAAGCTTCCTCGTAAAAAACCTATCGTCCTTCTCTAAGACAGTTAGCAAGTCACCCGGTATCATTGGGGTTCCCACCACCATGATTGGGCAACCTTGATTAGGGATAAACATAGATTCAGTCATAAAGTGATCTTCAATTTTATTCATCTGCCCCACCGCTAATGGGTTGTCAGGGTCACGAAGGATGTCATCCGCAATCAATGCCCCGTTAACGTGTAGCCCACGCTTGAATGAAAATAATCCCCCATGTAAAATTTCAGCAATCTTGCCATCTATCCCATACCTAAAAGTGAAATCACCCCTTGGGGTTTTATCTACCAACCACTGCATTAATATAGGATTCCTACCAACCTCTTTCTTTAGCTCGCCTATATGATATTGAGCCATTGAAGCACTGTAAGAAAGATACAGGGTGTTAGAGTTGGTTCCCATTTTTAACAGCCTCCACACAGCAAAGGCATGCCCTAAAATGGTAGACTTAAAATGCGCTCGTGGTAGCACACTTACGTAATTCAACTTTTCCTCTAGCGCATACTCGACATCATCACAAATTCGCCCCACATGCCAAGCATTAAATAAAGAGGGGTTATCGAAACTGTGAGACCACACATCTCTTACGAAATCCCAAAAGCCCCCAATAGCAAACTTTTTACTACTCTCTAATTGGTCAGCCATTAAAGCTAAGGCATCTAAAACTGAAACGGTTTCTGCTTTACTCAATGACCGTTACCTTCTGCTCTTGGTTTGTGTTCGACACAAGTAACCTAAGTTTAGCTGCTATACGCTGCATTACGTCTACGTCATCAATCTCATCAATTAAAATCTGTATCACATCTTGTACAAACTGTAGATTGATAAGCCCTTCAATTACTTGTCGTTCCCCTTCTATACCAATTGCGGCAGCTTTCACTGCATCGAAAGCTCTATTGAACGTGAGTCCACCAAGTTCTGTGGTTGCCTTTTCTCGTATACCACTATAAACATCTAAATGTTCTTGTTGTAGCCTTGCAAGTCTACCTGACTCAGTTTCTACAGTTTTCTCTAAAGCTTTGGTTTGTATGTCAGTTCTTTTAGAATCCCAATTATGTTTCCTAGCCCAAGAATATACAGTTTGATTACTTAGCTGAATCGAAAACTCAGAAGATACGGTGTCTGCAATTTGACGTGCAGAGAATGCGTCTTGCAAGTATAACTCCATAGCACGATTTTTAGCTTCTTGCGGTATAGTTTTCGGCATTGAGTTAACCGTCCCAGTTGTCAGGGGTTTCTATAGGTTTATCTTTGTAAGCAGGATTATCTTCATATTCAGCAGTACCGTAAAAGTATGCTGCATGGTCAGGATTTTGAGAATCTATGCTGCCCCCATAAGGAGAGCCGTCTGATTGTAATAATTTACTAAAGTCCATATATCCTGTTTTATTACCGGCTGCACTGAAACACATCGGCACTTTAAATTTAGCTCCATTAGAAAAGAATTCTTGAAAACCCACACCTATCTCATCTCTGGTACATACGCCCTTCCAAACATTATCTTTTACACCAATAGGTTTGTAACTACTGTTCTTTTGTAATGACCCTGTAGTTCTTTGAGTATTTTCAATCTGTTTATTATTTATACAGGCGTAGTACTTACACCATATAACTACACCATGTTTTTCCTTTAGGTCTTCTAAGGTGGTTCCCTCAGGAAATCTATCCTCATAAACTGTATTGTCTTCTTTTTTAGACCTATTAACATATATCTTAAACTTATCTTCCATATCTTTTCCCCCATAATGCTATACAGGCCGCATCTGCGTAATCCTGTTCGGGGAATCTGTCCCCCCATAAATCTACAGCGAAGTCCATTATATCAGACTTCTTGGCGTTACCACGCCCTAACACTTGTCTTTTCCATGTATTATTATCCACAGCTTTGAAAGAGATGCCACCTCTATGTAAACCGTACTTTACGCCCGCCACCACCGAAGCAATGGCTATTGTGGCCTTCGCATTTTGTATGTATATAGCAGACTCTATCGCTGCTGCGCTTATATCTATTATACTTAAATCATCGTAAACTTGGTCAAGTATCTCATAGAAGCGTCCCTCAGCTAACTTAGCTTTGCTGCCATATTTCTTTAGCTCCACGATGGATTCATCCTCATCAATGAGGGCTAAATGAACAGCTTTGGAAGAACAGTCGATGCCCCCTATCATTGAGTGTGGCTCACACTGTTTTCTAAATCTTCATTTAAATCTAATAGGGTTTGTGCTAAATCATCTACAATCCGTAACCCATCATGGGTTTCGCCATTGATGACGTAGTATTTTAAAGCCGCTAACCCCAACTCCAAATAACTGATTCTAGCTAAAAGTTCTTCTATCATCTGGTTTCTCCTCCTGAGTTCTTATAGCAACTACTCTGGAAACTGTAGCATACGCTGATGTATACAGTTTCAACTCACCTAAAACTTTTTGGTACGCTGTATTGATATCAATGCAATCCCTACGTAAATCCATTAGTGCGGGGGTGGTCATAAGCACTTCCCCACGCATCTGCTCCCTAGTAGGCTTCTTTCTTGTTTCAGCTTCGTATTTCTGGTTTAGTTGAAATATTGCAATGTTATACCCCTCGTCAAACTGAGCTTCCATCGCACCTCTCCTAGCCTCTAAATCAGCTACGTGTTGCTCTAAGAGACTCTTGGAACCCCCGTACATAACTAGGTAATCTACAAGTTGTTTGTTGTCGGCTTTCATCACGTCAGCGAAGTTTAAACCTTCTTGAGGCTTTTCTACATTCAACGCAAACCCCGGCACGGAAATACTATCTACATACTCCTTAGCCTGAGATACGGCATCTTCATACGACCATCGTTTTTTCATAGTAATACCCTCTTACAATCACAATACCACATTCCGGTACATTTTACAGGGGCTTCTTTCATCTCCATAATTCTATAACATCTACTAACCAAATCTTCCCACGAAAGAGGGTCACGTAATATTTTAAATGATTTCAAGTCTTGCGTGTCTTTATTCTCGTACAATAGGTAAGCACTTTCCGGTTCCGCTGTGTTCAAATACAACTGAACTTGGATCAAATGTTCTGGTTTTGGGCCTTTCAATTTAGAAAATCCCACAGAATTTATTGTTTTCAACTCTAAGATAGCCCCTTTATCCGTGCCGTCTTTTATAATAAAGTCAATTCTTCCTGAAAGCGGGGGGTCATTAAACGTAGATACTACTTCTCGACCTATCAGCATGTCAGCTTTTTCTAGGTAGTTTTCCATCCGCTCTTCAAACGAACCCCCTGTATCAAAAATACGCTGTAGCTTAGGCTTGATGTCCAACGCTGGCATCAAACCCTTGTAAGAAAGGTAGAGATACCTATCGCAAGGATTTCCTAAACTTGAAGGATAAAACACACCCGCTCTAGGAGGTCGCCCCTCAGAAACCATGGTGCTTTCTAATTGTTTTATTAACCATCTATCGTTCGATACGAATTTTCCCCCACCTAAAGAGATGGTTCTAATCTGTTTAATTCCTGCCATAATCTTTCCTTTATAGTTTCTAATGTATTTTCCCTAAAGTGCCAAATCTCTTCTATTCCCATATCCTTTAACTTAGCATCTCGCTCCGCATCCCGTTTAGCTAAATGACCAAAAGGGCCATCAGCTTCCACAACTACCTCTATCTCAGGTAGATAGAAGTCCACTTCATATGTCCCAAACCTAGCCTGAGATACGTATCGTAATCCCGTTTCTTCTATACACCTTTGTATAAGCTTCTCCTGATTAGTCCAGAATTTCGATGGCATTTATAATCTTCTTCATTTCATCTGGGTGCTCCTCCGCAAACCCCCGCAGGTTATCAAACCCCTGCAACTTACCGGTTGGGAAGTTATCACAAAAATACCACGCTCCCCGTTTAGTTATAATACCCTTCTCTAAAGCTTCCCGCAAGAAGGTTTCGTTAGTATCTATCCCACCCTCAATGCGGAAAGGTATCTCAATTTGCTCCCACCGTTCTCCACCAAACTTATCTTTCAGCAGGGCGGCTTGTATCATAAACCCGACACGTTGATCCTTCTCTTTAATGTAGGCTCCTCTACGAGTCTCCATTACAGCATGGGCAAAAAATTGCTGTCCCTTACCACCCGGCATGGTTTCAATGGCAGATACAGGCCCCATAGACCCTCGCACCTGATTGATGACAACTAAAGCGGAACCGTGCTTCAACAACGGAAGTAACCTAACTAAAGCTTGGTTCCACGATCTTGCTTGCCATGCGATAGGATTGTACCCGAAAGAATCCTTGTTATCCATAATTTGCTCCGGTATAAGACCCGCTACACTGTCTAGTACAACTAGGTCAACCCCCGCTTTGAGACCCGCCTCCATAGCCTTATACGCTTCTTCTGCGGAAGGTGCTTGCTTTATCAACATGTTGGACGTATCTAACCCGCACTTATCCATCCACACAGCATCCCAAGACATTTCTGTATCTACCCACAGTGAAACACCCTCTTGCTCTTGTACAGACTTGCACAATTGACTGGCGAGATAAGATTTGCCTGACGACCACCCACCAAAAAATAAAGAAAACTTCTTCTTGGGTATCCCCCCGTTAGTAATCCTGTCCAATTGTGGAAGGTTAAAGGGTATCTTCTCGTAAGAAAATTCGTCTGAATCCCCCGTCACCAAACCTAAAGTCTTATCATCTAATAAGTTTTTAAACAAGCTATTAGCCGTCATCTTTTAATCCACCCCTATTGATAAAAGCTTCTGACCACGCAAATAAAACAGCAGCACACTGGATAAGTTCCTCAAACATCCCGCCTAAACGATGCTCATTCACATCTTTAGCAACCTCACCAATTTCCTCAGTTAAAATTGACATCCACTCTAAATCAGTATTATCTGTTTGGTCTCCCCATCGGTCGTCCTGTCTCTCCCTTTCCGCTAAAACAGCTTCAAGAATCTTTGCTCGTGTTATTTCGTTCATGATCCAGCGTCCTTTAAAATCTTGTCTACCTCCGCATCAGCCAATTTATATAGT